TTCTTTCATTTTTATTGATACGTAAAGTTGAATAAGAATACGAAAAACAGTTCGAGCCTAAAATATTTTTAATTTGTTTTCTAGTATAATTTTTATTCAAGTCAATTTCTTGATCTGTAATTAATTGTAAAACACGATTACGAACATATTTAGCTGCTTTTTTTTCCGAATCTCTATTAGGATTATTTTTTCTAGGTCTAATTTCTGGAGTATCTATTCCAGATAAACGCATATTAAATTTATAAAGTTCGTGATTAATAATAACGCCAAATGTTGCAGTATCGCCATCATAAATATCTAAACATTTAGCTGGTAATATTCTGTTTTCTAATGAAAATTTTTGAGTATTTTCATAAGTACAAATTAATAAGTCTTCCATGTGGTATATATTAATTTAAATATTAAAATTTTGAATTTAATATTTAAAGAATATTTTCTTCTTCTTCTTGTTCTTGTTCTATTTCTAAATTATTACAACTTTCTACAAATTTATAATAAACCATAACTAATGCTCCGATTAAAAAAATAATATTTAAAAAAATTAACATTTCTGCTCCCAAGTGAATTCCATAAATTGTCATCAATATGGTAATGCCTAATCTAGATAATAAAAACCACCAGGAACAACCTTTAGCAGTTTTAGTTTTAAAACTATAATATATTTGTGGCAAAGTTGCGGTTAATGCCAATACAACACTAGCTCCACCAACAAATTTCGTAAAATCATCTTCAACTGAATTTTGCATTTTTTTTATTTATTATTAAAAAAAAAATATCAATTTTTAAATACCTTATTTTCATAATTACCTAAATATTTATTGAGTTTAAATAAGTGAAATAGCAGACCAATCTAATTTATTTAAATTTTCTTCCTTTGCTTTTTTAAATTTGTTATTTAAAATATCTAAGACAGGCATTTCAACGTTTTTGTTTTGAGATGCGTTTTTAGTTAATATCATATCTTTATGCCCAAGATCTAAAGCAAAGTGAGCATTTTCATAAGGTGTATGATCGTGTGTTGAAACTCTATGTCCATAACCTTTATAAATCAAACAATCAAATATTGTTCCTGATAACATTTTATGTAATTCTACTCTATCAATCTCATATGATTCTGCTAAATTAAAGGCTTCACTCATAGATTCAATTGCGGAGCATATTAAAAAGTTACCACATAATTTAACAACATTTGCTTTTTCAGGTTCTTTTCCAAAATATATTACTTTAGTTGAAGTTTTTTCTAATATTGGTTTAATAATAGATACAACTTCAGGATTTCCTGCGATTGGTATATATGCTTCCTTTTTAGCTAATCCGTCAGGTCTTGCAAAAATTGGTGCTGAAATAAAATGACAAGAATTTTCAGAATGTATTTTATATAAATGTTTAGATAATTCAGGCGATATTGTAGATAAACTTACATGTATAGAATTGGATTTCATAAAACTAGCAAGAGATTTATTAATAAAAATTTCTTTAACAACTTTATCGTTTGGTAATGATGAAAATATAATACTTTGATTTTTAGTAAAATCAAATAAATTATTTGTAGTTTTAATTTTAATATTTTGCGTAGTATATGGGTCATAACCTAATAATGAATAATTTGGATTAATTAAATTATTACATACAGTGTTACCCATTTTACCCAATCCAATAAAATTTAAACTAAGTTTACCACTTTCAGTAATAAATTGCTGGTAATTTATCATTTTTCTTTTAATTTATATTAATGTAAATTACTTAATTAAGAATAAATATATATTTATAATTAAATTGGTAAAATGATTAGTTCTTTTAAAAATGGTAAAAGAATAACAAAGTTATTAGAAAATCGGACAACTATTTCTGTTATTTCTCCAGTAAATAACAAAAAAGTGTCTGAATTTATAAAATGTAATGAACAAGATGTTAATGATTTGATTCAAGATAGTTATAATGCTTATAAATCAGGTATTTGGGCTAATGATTCTAGATTTAGATCAAAAATTTTACGAAACATTGGGAAATTATTAGAAAAAAATTTAGATAGATTAGCAATGATGGAAACAGAACAAATAGGAAGACCTTTACGAGAAATGAAATTACAATTATCACGATTATCAGAATGGTTTGAATATTATAGTTCTTTAATTAGAGTTCATGAAGATAGTGTTAAACCATTTAATGGTAATTATTTAAACTATGTAAAAAGAGTTCCCTTGGGTGTAGTATGTCAAATTACTCCTTGGAATCATCCTTTATTAATAACTATAAAGAAGTTGGCACCTGCTTTAGCTGCTGGTAATTCAGTTATAGTAAAACCATCAGAATTAGCTCCAAATTCAATTATCGAATTAGCACAGATATGTAAAGATGCTGGTTTGCCAGATAATATTTTTAATGTAGTTTTAGGTGATGGTGAAACTGGTAGTTATTTAATTAAAAATGAGTTAATTTCAAAAATAGATTTTACAGGAGGTCCTAAAACTGGGCGAATTATTGGTAAAGTTGCTGGTGAAAATTTATGTGGATATATTGCTGAATTAGGTGGAAAGTCGCCAATGATTGTATTTAATGATGTAGATATTGATAATGTAGTAAATGGAACATTATTTGGTACCTTTATTGCATCCGGCCAAACGTGTATTGCTGGAACTCGTATTTTAGTTGATGAAAGTATTCTTGATAATTTTATAAATAAATTTGTAAAAAAAGTAAAAAATTTGAGATTAGGCGATCCATTTGATGAAAAAACTCATTTAGGTCCAGTTATTACTGCTAATCAATTAGATTATATTGACAAAATTGTTAATAAATCTATTAAAGAGGGTGGTAGATTATTTTGTGGTGGAAAAAGATATGAAAAATTAAAAGACGGTAATTATTATGAACCAACAGTTATAATGGGAGAACATACAAATATTATATTTCACGAGGAAGTTTTTGGGCCAGTCGTCGCAATTTGTTCATTTAAAACAAAAGAAGAAGCAATTAAATTAGCCAATAGTACAAAATATGGATTAGGATGTTCAATTTGGACAAATAATTTATCAATTGCTCATACAGTTGCTCAAAAAATAGATTCAGGAATAATTTGGATAAATGATCATCATAAAAATGATCCTTCTTCTCCTTGGGGAGGTTTAACAAAAGAAAGTGGTATTGGCAGAGAAAATGGTATTGATTCATATTATGAATATACACAAACAAAAAGTATAATAGTAAATTGCGATGAATATAAATCAGATTGGTTTGGTGATATAACAACCCGATATAGTTAATTATAAAGTAAAGTGATATATATTAATTTAAATATTTAAATTTTGATTTAAATATTTAAATTAGTGTCATCAAAAAAAAATGTCAATTTTTTAAATACTTTATTTTTTATTTTTAGTAGATGTATTTTTATTAGAATTCATTGCTTCAACAATTGTAGCGATTCCAGTTTCAACCGTTTTTTGTAATTTAATAATACATTTTGATTGTTGATTAATTGATTTAATTAAATCAGTTAAATTCAAATTATTAATCCCTTGAACTAAATCATTTAAATTTTCAGCAACATTTTTTCCCATATCATCTTCTAAAAATTGACCTAAAATATCACCATAGGTTAATTCATTTTCATAATTTTCTAAATATTCATTATCTAATTCAAAATCTGGATCAAATTCATCATTAGACATAATATCTTCTTCACTTGAAGGTGATAACGTTACTTCTGTCATATCTGGTTCTGTTATATTATTTTGTTCTTGATCTGATTCAGGTTGAATTTCTTCTTCTTCTTCATCTCTAATTATTGGTTTACTAAACATGATTGTATTATTTGTATATATAAATAAAAACAATATTTTAAACGAATTATGAAAAACTAGATACAAGTATTCCCAATTGTATATTTTCATTGACATTTTGTATAAGATGTTGTTCAATTACTGCAAACGTTTTTAAAATATAAATTAATTTTTTTTTAGTAAAATTTTCTTTATTTTTTAAAACTATTTTATGTAAACATTCTAACAAATTACATAATAAAATACCATTTTTTTTTATTATATCGTTAATTAAATTATATTTTGATTTAATTTTTTTATTATTATTTGATAAAATATCATATATATTTGTAATTATATTTTCAGTTGGATATCCTAAACAGATACGAATATCACTATCATCAATAATTTTGTTTTTACAAAATATAGGAATAGTTTGTAAAATATTAATTGATTTTCTCATATCTCCACCAGATAATGATATAATAGTTGTAATAGCTTTATCTGAAATTTTAATTTTTTCTTGTTTTACAACATACTCAATTTTATTTCTCATTTCATCATCAGTTAATAAGGAAAAGCGGAATTTCATACATCGTGATTGAATAGCTGGTATAATTTTATTAATATAATTACATATTATACAGAAACGAACATTTTTAGAATATTTTTCTATTATTTGTCTTAAAGCACATTGAGCAATATTGGTCATATAATCTGCTTCATCTAGAATAATAATCTTTAATCCATTTTTAAAAAATGATTGTGTTGTTGCGAATTCTTTTATTTTTTTCCTAACAGTTTTAATACCTCGTTGATCAGAAGTATTTAATTCTAATTTTGAAACCATATATCCTTTTGCCTCTAATTCTTTAATACAGGCTAAAATAGACGAAGTTTTACCAGTTCCAGATGAACCAAAAAACAATAAATGTGGTATAGTATTATTTTCAACTAATTTTTGCAATGAAGTTTTTATAAAATCTTGAGACTTTATATCTTCTAATTTTGATGGACGATATTTTTCAATCCAAGGAATATTATTATCTTGCATAGTAGCAATATAATGATTTATTTAAATAAAGACTTATTTATTTAAGTAGATTTGTTATCAATAAATACGAATAAAATAAAATATCAAAATTGATTTTAATAAATATTAATCAAACGATATTTAAATTAATATCAACGAAAAATGTTTTCAAGATTAAGTTTAAGCCATAAATTACTAAATAGAGTAATACGACATACTAGTTCGCCATTTATATACAAGAGTAATTTTAAATTTTCAAATCATATATGTAATATTACAAATACAAATTATAGTAATTCTTATAATTTTCATAATAGATTTCCATCTTTAGTAAATATTAACAAAACACTTAAGACAATAGAACGAAAAGTTTTTATAGATGTAGAAACAACTGGATTAAATCATTATAAAGATAGAATTATTGAAATATGTGCAATTGAGATGATAGATGGAAAAGTAGGTTCTTCATGGCATTCATATGTTAATCCTTGTGGTAAGAAATCAAGTAAAAAGGCACAAGAATGTCATAAATTGGATGCAAATATGTTAAAAAATAAACCAAAATTTACAGAAATTATGAATAAATTTTTAGATTTTATTGGAAATTCTACATTAATTGCTCACAATGCTCAATTTGATATTCATTTTATTAACTCTGAATTAAAAAGAGGTAAAAAAAAACCATTAACTAATGATAAAATATGTACTTTAAAATTTTCTAGAAAATTAAATCCAATGGAAAAATCACATACATTAAATGCTTTATGCGATAGATATAATATTAATAAAGAAATCAGAGATAAATATGGTCATAATTCTAAAATTGATACAAAACTATTGACACAAGTATATGATAGATTATTGAATGAGGCTGAATATAGTGATGAAATTCTATCTGCATCAGAATATTATATATCAGATGATAAATGGATAAATTAAATATAAAAAAATCAGTCCTGTAATTTTTATATTTAATAAAATATATTTTATAATTTTTAAACAATTTCAATAAATTCCATAATAGATGGGAGTCCTTCCTCTGTTTTTTTTATTCCTCTTTCCATTTCGGTAATTGATTTAAGTTTATGAGTTAAACTAGTTTTATAATCAAGATACTCTTTTTGTAATTGTTTATAAGTATGTTTGTCAAATTTTAAGAAAATTTTTGAAACACTAAAAGAAATAGCACCAAGTGTAAAAAACATCATAACACCAAATCCATATCCAAAAACACATGCAAATAATGATACACCTAAAGTAGATAATGCCATAAACATAATGTAGAACATATTGGTAACTAAAGTTGAAAACTTTTTATTCATAGCATCAGTTGCTTTGTGTAAAAATTTATATTTTTGATTAACTTGAGAATCCTCTGTTCTAAGAACTACTAAATTTTTATTTAAATTACGAAGATATCTTACACTTTCATCTGTTTTATCAGAATCAGTTTCCAACTCTTCAAAATCGTGCTTAAGTTTGGAATTTTGTTCTCTTAAAGACATAACTTCAGTTTGAAGTTTGTCATTTTGAATGATAATATAAAGTTCTGATTTATTTTTTGATGTTTCATTATCAAGTTGTTTCATTTCTTTAGAACCAAGAAAAAAGTTGACTGTACGATCAGTAGATTCCATATTTGTTGTAATTTATCTAAAAATATTATTTGAATGTTTGATTTATATCTGTTCAATCCAATTCAATTTTAATTTATCTTTTTTGCTTTAATTTCTTTAATAGCTTTATCAATATTTTTCTGAAGTTCTATCAATCTTTCAGAATGAATGTCCCCTTCTCTGTATTCTAATAATCCTTCTATATTTGTCTTATTTATATTATTACAAGTTTTAGATAATGTTATTTTTTTACTATTTGGATCGTATATACAATATTTATTATTTTTTTCATTTGTATTAGATGCATATGGATATGAACCAATATAATATTGTTTCATTCTTGATTTACCTGATTTTTCGGTTATATCAACATGTTTATTAGCATTTTTTAATGGATTACAATTTTTACTATACGTAGTCATACGACCTTGTAGTCCTCTTGCACATGTAGATTTAGTAGGTAATTTACACCAATGGATTACTTTATTTTCAAATTGATATGTACACATTGTTTCACACGAGCAGCCATTCATTAAAATATTTAATCCTTCATCAATCATAAGTTTTAATTTTCTTCTTCGACATTTTCCCAATTTATCTTTAGCATCATCAATATCAATAATATGTTTAGATATTTCATCAAAATTTTTAATATCGATATCTTTTCCTGATATTTTAGTATATGTTATTTTAGAATCTTTATCTACAAAAGATGCTCCTTTTTTGTAAACAATTTTATTATCATTATTATTTATCCAACCTAAATGTTTATCTTTGGTAGTAATAATTGGAGTTATATCGCTTGGTATTAATATTCCAGTTTTTTCAAATAGACTACAAATACACAAATTAAATGAATAAATAGCATCTTGTAAATAAGGATAATTTGTCGTATTCATATAATCTAGTCGTTCATTATTTTGTTTTGATTGAGCAATGGAAGTAGCATTAAAATGGGTAGAAGTTTTCATTAATGTTAGTAATGTATTTAAATCATTATACAAATTATATTGAGTATATGCCCATAGTAAAATACTTTTAAGAAAAATAATTTGTTTAATAGTAAAATCTATAAATATATTTTCTAAAGTTTTTATTCTTGTTATTGACAAATTGTCTTTAATTTTAAATTCTCCTTCTAAGTCAATAAGTTTTAATTTCATAGATTGTAGATCATTTTTAAATTTTTTATTTTCCGAATCCAATATTTTATTATTTTTTTCAAAATTTGTATTTTCAGAACGTAATGTTTTGGTTTCAATTTTATTTAATTCTAATAATTTAATTTCTCGTTGTTCTAAATTTTTAATATATTTATCTAATATGTTTAAAAGCTCTTTAGCACTTTTCTTTTTCTCTGAATTGGTAATATTTTCATCTCCTCCATATTGAATATTTTTACAATATTGTGATTTAATATTGCACTTAATATTATGAAATTTTGAATAATTTTTAACTAATTTAAATAAATATTTTCTTCTTTTTTTTAAATCTTTTATCGATGTTATTTTTTTAATATAATATGAATTATATCCCATATTTTTAACAATTTTACTTTCTTCATTCATATTTGATTCTAACTTATATTATAAATATAGAAATAAAAATTATAATTAGAATTAAATTATAATATGAGGTAATCCAGTTCCAAAATCTGGTTTATTACCAACAATTACATTACCACTAACACCAAATAATCCGTCATATTCGCCCAATGCTCCAGCATTCATAAACATTGTAAAAGTTTCTTCAAATGATGCTCGTGTTAAAGGTCCAGTATTTCTTCTATTAATTCCATTTCTATCAACTGACATAAATTTACCTTTATACATTAAGCAATCGGCTAATAATTCGTAATGATGTTTTGTAATATGAATGCCATAAAAATCAAAAATTGATTTCATCTCATTAATAAACCCAAAACGAGCTGCTTCTAAACCTAGTGTTTTTTTTATTTGATATAGATCATTACAAATAGTATAAGCATGATTTATTCCATCTATTTGTAAAAGTTCTTGTAAATTAGTTCCCTCAATATAAATCATATTTTTAGATAACGCAATTTTATTTTTAATCTTTTTCAAAGAAGTTTGTCCGTCTTGATTTATTAATGTTTCTGTTTCAATTCTAAATGCTTTTTTAATTCCTTTCATTCCTGTTATTTTAAATTTATATAAATTTTTTTTCAAGAGTTCTAAAGAATGTAATTGTTGTTTAATTGTTTTTCTATTATCATTATTTAATAGAATAATTACTTCTTCACTTTTAATAGAATTGATTTCATATTCAGTAACTATATTAGGATAACTATTAAGAAATTGTTTAATTTTATTTCGAATAATGGTTAGATTAAAAATTTTAATATTATTAAATTTTATAATTAATTTCCAGTAAAATTTACTGTCATCTGTTTCATTTGAAATAAATTTATATTCTGATATAATATCTTTAAATTCATGATATACTAAATTATTTGTAATTTTGTCTAAATTTTTTAAATCATTAGATAATTTAGTATGTGGTATTAAATAAATAGTTGGTGCAGATATTTCTTTTTTAAATTTAATAATTTCTTCTACTCTAGGAACACCTAATGTAACATTTGCTCCAGCCATTCCTGCAGAATGGAAAGTATTTAAAGTCATTTGTGTTGTTGGTTCTCCAAATGCTTGTGCTGCAGTTATACCAACAACTTCTCCAGATTGAATAAGTGATTTTTCATATTGATTTTGAATATAATCAATAAGATTTTTATATTGAGTTTTGGATAGTTTGTATTTATATAAAATATTTTTAATAGATAATTCATTATATACGTGTATTTTTACAAATCTAGTAAGTTCGTTTAATATTTCTTCTTTTATAGTTTTGTCTTGAATCGGCAATGGATACATATTATTAATATTTTCAAATAATTTTTTTTTTTGATTAACAATATATGAGATTGATATAGAATCATTTTTATATGTTTTTTTTTGAATTGTTAAAATTGCTCTATCTAAATCATATGGAAAATAAAATTTATTTTGAACATTATTATTGTGTAAATAATTATAATTTGCAATTAATTGATTGTATTCTTCTTTAATTAATTTTTTATCAGTTGTAGAATTACCTGATGTTTTAATATTTTTTTTAAAATTATTAAGAGTTAATTCTAAATTTGATACTTCAGATAATTCAATAGATGTTGTAGCTAGTGAATCACCTCCATAAAAAAATTGTAGAACATCATTCATTGAATTACGAACAGTTCCATCATATTTAACAGAAATATCTTCCATTGATTTAATAAACCTTCTTTGAATATAACCAGATGATGCTGTTTTAACAGCTGTATCTGTGATACCTTCTCTTCCAGAAATAGTATGAAAATAAAATTCATCTGGTTCAAGACCAACAATATAACAATTTTTAACAAATCCTCTTGTAACTGGGCTATTATCAGTTTTTTCATAATGTGGTAATGTTCTTGTTTTAAAACTTGATCTCATTCTTTTAGCAGAAAGAGTATTTTGTCCAATTGCTCCCATCATTTGACCTATATTTTTATCTTTACCTTTAGAACCTGCGGTATACATTTGATAAAAGTTATTTTCTTTTTTCCAATTATTTTTAATAATACTAGTTGTTTCTTTTAGTGCTCTACTTAAAATAGGTGTTATATCATTTTCGTCTGTTTTGGAATTTGCTTCATTTATAAGTTCATCTACTTTATTATTAATTTTATCTCGTACTTCTGATTCAACAACTAAATCATTAATTCCAGCAGAAGCGGAACGAAGCATTAAATATCTATTCGATATATATTGAATCTTATTAATAAAATCAGTACATTTACTAAATCCCATATCATTAAAGATTATATGAATAATTGATTTTGCCCTAGAACCAATTGTATTTTTATCTAAAATTCCACAGATAAGTATTCCATCCATGATTTTAACATATGTGTCATTTTTTGAAGTAAATTTAAGTTCATTTTGAAAATTTTTATATCCTTTAGATTTACCTTCCATGTCAATATTTGGTAACAGTGTTGATACAACTTGTTTTCCTGTCCATTTTGGTTTTGGTTTAACTATTGCTGGCACAGGTATTTGATGATTCCAACTATTTTCTAAATCCATAATTATATTCATAAAAAGATTTTTTTTCAAAAATGTATCTCTAAGTGTAAATTTTCGTATACCTAATAATGAATCTTGAACTAATCCTGTTTTTGGTTCGCTTTGATTAGGAGACATAATATTCTGAGGTGCCATCATAATTTCTCTAACTTCAGTTGATGCTTCTAATGTTTGTGGAAAATGAATATTCATTTCGTCGCCATCAAAATCAGCATTATATGGTTCTGTAATTGCTAAATTTAATCTAAAGGTAGAATATGGTAAAATTTTTACTTTATGCCCCATCATACTTAATCTGTGTAGCGTTGGTTGTCGATTTAAAATAAGATTATCACCATCTTTTAAATGTCTAAATACAATATCTCCATTTTCTATATATATAGGTGATGAATTTTGATTTATTTTCATTTTTTTCCCATTTTTGATAACAAATTTTGCTCCAGGATATATATTAGGTCCATTTTTAACATTTTTCCGTAATCTATTAATATTTAAATCAAATACTTTTTCAGGATATGTAACATTCATAGCAACTGAATATGGAATTCCAACTTCATCAATAGAGATACTTGGGTCACCTCCAATAACAGTACGAGCAGAGTAGTTTACTCTTTTTCCCATTAAATTACCTCTAATACGTCCTGTTTTTCCATCAAATTTATCTTTAAATGATATATATTTTTTCCCAGATTTTCCTTTTGCGGGAATATCTAATTTATTATTATTCAAATAAATTGATATATTGTATTGAAGTAATTTAGTTAATATTTGAATTTTTTCTTCATTTTCTCCATTTTTAATAAAATTTTTTAAAATTTTATTAATTTTTACTATATCTAATAATTTATGAGTCATATCATCCTGTGAATGAATACCCGAATCAAGTATTAATGTTGGTCGTATACTTGGTGGCGGAATTAACAAAGTTGATATTATTAAAGAACTTAATTTATTAAATTTTGTATCAAAACCAAGTAATTTTGAATCAGTTGATGAAACACGTTCAAATATATATTTAACCTGGTCTGCCTCTAAAGGTATTTTTTCATGCCTTGATGCTTGAAAAGAAATTGTAATTTCATCTTGATGAATATTATATATTGGTTGTATGGATTGACATACTGAACAGTTAGTATATTTATTACACAATTGTTTGATTTTTGATAATCTTTTTTTTTTATTATTTATTTTAATAGCATCATTAAAATTTGGATTATCTTTACTACAAATAATAGAAGAACAATGAAAACATATACATTTTAAAACCTGATTTGTTATATCGTTAAATCCTATGTGATATACGGATTTAGCTAATTCTATATGTCCAAAATTTCCGGGTCTTATATTATTTGTATCTTCCATACGTTCATCTAATAAACCTCCTTTAACTTTTTCATCATTATTCATTAATTTTGTTTCTGTTATCTCAAGTGTAGAACGATATTTAATTTCATCATTACTTAATATACTAAATTGAATACCATCAATATTCCAATCTTGTGATGTCATTATATATTTTATATACTTTTATGATATATAAAAAATATAATACATAAATTACACCATTTTTATATAAAATTTTATTCTATTTTATCTTCTATAATTATAGATGTATTCTTATCAAATAATACAAAAAAACAAGTATTAGTATCAGAGTTGGCATCTTTATATTTTTGAATTAAATCAGTGCGAATTTGATTTGGAATTTGTATCATTTTTAAATAATATACATCTATAGATTTTGGCGTTTCATCTAAATTTCTTTTAATCGAAATAAAAAGAGCACCATAACCATTTTTTAACTTTTCATCAATAAAAATCTTAATTAAATTTTCTCTATTATTTTTAAAAAAATCTTGTAATTGTTCCATTTTCTATACTAATAATTAAATATAATCTTTTATAAATCTAGACTTATTGTTTTTTTTTGTCTTTTTCCAATAGAAAAATCTTTTGGTTTTGTACTGCCCATGTTATCAAAATCATTTTCTTCTAATTCTCTAATTATATCATCAACATTTGTTGGACCTTGCATTTCTCTTCGCGGTTGAGACATTCTTCCTAATCCACTTGCCTTATCACTAGATTTTGGCATTACATTTAAATCATTCATATCTAATTCAGGAACATTTTTTTGAATCAGTGAGGCAATATCACTTTTTAATCCTGGATTTTGTTTTAATAATGTTTCCGCACCAGGAATTATTGTTTTCAATACTGTATGACAAAGATGAAATTTGACAGCACTACCACCAATCATCATTAGTAATTTTATTTCAGGACCCATTTCTACAGTATCAGCATATTTATCATATAAATCTTCAAGAACTTCATCATAATCTCCAGTTTCAACATCCTCATTTATTTCCTCTGACCATCCATCTAATACTATATCTAATGGATCAAATTTATTATTTAAAAATTCTAAAACAGAACAAACAGAAATTAAAATATTTTTTGATACTTTTAAACTATTTTCTAAATTTGATTCCTTTCTAATTGTTTCATATTCGCATTGAATTTCTTCTAATGGAGTGTGAACACTAAATTTAGCAGATAATTTATAACCTTTTTTTTCATATCTTTTTAATTTAAATAATAATTTTCTCTTTTCTCTAAGAATTGTTCGAGGACTTCTTGGTTCGTCATAATCAGATGAATTTATTGAAGATCTATCATTTGAATTAATACTTGAACGACGACTTCCAAATATTTCATCATTGGGTATGTGTAAATTTGATTGACTTTGATCACTATGATGACTATGAACAGATTCTAATTCAGCATCCAAATCTATATCATCCTCTCTATTTACGCTAATATTCGGAATAGAATTAAATGAATTTGAATTCCCAAAATCATTATCATTGCCAATATCATTGCCAATATCATTGCCAATATCATTAGAAAAATTATTAGAAGGAGTTGCTAAATCAACATTTGAGTTTATGCTTCTTCGTCGAGTTACTTTTGGATTTGCTAAAATATCCATACCTAATTCATCATCAGATAATCTGTCATTTCCAGAATTGTTCATTCTATTATCTATATTTAAGTTAACACGAGGTGCTATACTTTGCATATTTTTGTCATTGGCGCGTATAGTTCTTTCTATATTTGATAAGGCGTTAAAATTTAACTGAGGTGGATTCATTTTATAAAATAGATTAGAAAGTTATACATTAATAATAACGCAAAATCTTAAGTTTCTAATAAATTACTATTATTTATTTCTAGTTAATTTCATACATTGTTCTAATGTATTATGCTCTCTTAGTGGTTTTTGACGTTTTAATTTAAGTTTATCCCTTGCTCTTTGAATTCTATCTTGATCTACAGGTATTTCTTGTTTTGATCTTCTCATGTTTGAAGATTCAACGTATATTTCTGTTTCTTCTAGTTGAGGAATAATTGATAACATTGGTGGATAAACTACCTCATATTTTTTTAAAATTTTATCAAGATTTCGAAATTTACTTATATCCATATGACCACCAAATATCTTTAAAAATTCTCTCTCTGGAGCATATGATATATTTACCTCTTTTGTATTATAGATTTTTTTATACAATAAATGAATTAAACCAATTCTTTCCCATTTCTTATTATCATCTGTATTAAAATTATATGAAAGAGCACAATTAAAACTACAAAAACATCCATAAACATGAAATTTATTTTCTTTATATAATGTTGGAATTCCAATTGGTTTATTATCAAAATCATGACAACACCACCAACAACGAATATTAGTTGAATTTATCCACTCATTTGTTTTATTTGCTGCTGAAAATTCATTCATTGTATTTTTTACATCTGTTTTTATTGATTGCCCCCTTTCGTGTAAATGATATTCTACTTCTTTATACGAATTCATTAAATTTTCTATATTATTTTCATTTTTTGTAGAAACAAATTTATTATTATGTAAAGAATCATTTTCATCATTATTAGTAAAATTTTGTACATTTGTAGACGGTTCATACGGCTTTGGGATATCTAAATTAGGTTTGTATGTTAAAATACTATTTTCAATAAATAAATTATCATTATTAAAATTTTTCTGTTCTTCAATAGAATCAACATCAATTGCTAATTTAACAATAATACTATCTTGATGTCTTTTTTTTTCAAATAATTGTGTTTTTTGTTCTGTACTTAAACTATAAAATCTATCACGCCTCTTTCTTCCTCTTTTTTTTTTAACAATAGGAGTATCTTTAGATACATTTGTTTTTATCCTAGGTTTTCTTCCCCTCTTCTTTTTAACTTTAATTATATTTTTTTCTTCCTCTGTTTTTATTTTTTTTGGTCTGCCCCTTTTTCTTTTTACTATTACTGGCGGAGATATATCTTCTGTTTCTTTAGATTTTATCTCCGTTTTTTTTTCCTCTTTAATTTTTTCTATTTTTACTATTTTTTTATTTTTTTTATTTGTCATCTCATATATTTATAATTTATAACATAATAGTATCTTTATACACAAATATATTTTTTTATTATAAAAATTACTATTTATTTTTCCATTTATCAATAAATTTTAACAAAAATGTTTTACTTGCTTATTAGCAATAGTATCCATAATTTGATTATGATATTTACATTTCAAATTTTTTATATTATGCCAAATACGAGATAATCTTACTGCCTTTTCAAAATCTTTTACTAAATTTTCATTCTCAATATCATTTAACTGATTAACTATAAACCAACTTCTTTGTATTAGTTGCTTATCAGTTTCGATTTCAAGTCTTTCAATATAAAAGGTATAACCGTTTTTTGAAATTTCCATTAAATTAAATTAATAATTTATTGTTAATTTCAATTTTATTATTTATTTAACTAATAAATTAAAACCTTTCTAAAAATAAAAATCTTAATTTATAGTATAAATAACTATGCCTGATAATAATATTTGTTGTACACAAGATTTTAGTGTTGGTGATATCGTAAGATGTGGTATGTACAATGCCGACAGATCACAATTCAACGTCACTGCCGGAAAAGGAAATTGTATCATTATTAGAACAAATTCCTTAGGAATTGAAGATTCTGTTGTTATGAATCATCGTGATGACCAAAATAACGTCACTGCCAGAGTTGCTATCTTTGGTGAAGATGCTAACGATTGCTGTCAAAAAAAAATAAGCGATAATGATTGGGTCGGCAAAGATCAAGTTCATTATAACGCCGCTGGAGTAAAACAATAAATAATTAACATTTTTTTATTATAAATATATATAAATAAAATTTAATATCTATATATGTTGATAATCATACAATATACATCGTTTAAAAACGTAATTTTCTAATTTCTTTTCCCACTTTCCAGATTTCCATATTATTTACTTCATCTAATTCTTCGTTTAATTTTTCTCTATAATCTGATGAAGAATTACAATCAATTGTTCTTTCTGCTTCCTTACCTGTAATAACACTTTTATAAATTTCTTCAATTAATGGTTTATTTAATGCTTCAAAACGTTTAGACCAATCAAGCGCACCTCGTTGAGCAGTTGTAGAACAATTTGAAAACATATAATCCATACCTTTTTCGTTAATTAATGGATATAATGATTGTAATGCCTCTTCAACAGTCTCATTAAATGCTTCACTTGGACTATGTCCATGTTCTCTTAAAACATCATATTGAGCTTTGAATAAACCAGCAATTCCCCCCATTAATACTGAACGTTCTCCAGTTAAATCACTCGATACTTCTTTCAGAAATGTTGTTTCATAAATATACGGAGAACCGATTCCAAATCCAATAGCTAATGCCTTGTTTTCAGCATTTCCAGAATCATCTCTATGTACAGCATAAGATGCATTAATTCCACCACCATTTTGATATAATGTTCTTACACTTTTCCCTGAACCTTTTGGAGCTACCATAATAACGTCAGTATTTTTTAAATTATCTACATCAATATTTGTTTTATCCTGATAAACAACTCCAAATCCATGACTAAAATATAGGGTTTTATTTTTATTGTCTAACTTATCTCTAATCTGTGGATAAATATCAATCTGACCAGCATCAGATAATAAAAACATAATAATATTTCCTTTCTCAACTGCTTCTTCTATTGGAAATAATGTTTCTCCAGGAATAAAACCATCCTCAATAGCCTTTTTCCAAGAAGAACCATTTTCTCTAACCCCAATACAAACTTCTACACCAGAATCTCTTAAATTCAAAGCCTGTCCTTGTCCTTGTGGTCCATATCCAAGAACAGCACATTTCTCACCATTTAAAATCGATGGAATTTGTTTCATGGTTGTTTCATTTCTACCAAATACTATTTCACTTGGTATTCCATGACCATAAGTTAAATTTTTTTTATCATAAAAATTACTTACACTGTTACTCATTCTTCTCAATGAATTATAATTAAATGTATTAATTTTATTAACTGGTTTAAACGATATTCCCCTTTTTAAAGAGTTTGTAAAAATTTTAGATATCATTCTTTGTTTTATTGTATATAATATTATATTAATTTCTTATCACTTTTTAATTTGTTTTTATTATATTTCAATATTATATATAAATGAGTGATATAGAAATTACGAAAACAGATATACATAATAGAAAAAATAAAGTAAAAAAATATATTCCCAATTTAATCATTGAAAATAAGAAAGTGTTAGATGTTAAAATTATACCTACAAAGAAAAAAATGCTACAAGCAGCAGATATTGTAAAAGAATATATTATTAAAAATAAAAGAAAAGTATTTGGTGGAATGGCTATCAATGAAGCTATTATTGCTAAAAATCCTAAAAAATCATTATATACATCAAATGACTTTCCAGATTATGATTTTTATTCACCTGACCCAATAAAAGATATGATAACAATAGCAAATTTATTAGTTAAGGCTGGATTTAAAGAAGTTTCCGCAAAAGAAGCATTTCACACCAATACTTATAAAATACAAGCTGAATTATATGAAAATGAATTAGCAGATATATCATATGTTTGGTCATTTAATTATCACAAAATCCCTACATTTGTAGTTAAAGGTATCCATTATGTTCGTCCAGAATTTCAAATTATGGATATGTATAGGATATTAACAAATCCAATGACTGGATGGTTTAAAGTAGAAAAAACTTATGAAAGATGTCAATTACTAGAAAATTTATATTTAACCCAAACAAAAAAACAAATTTCACAATTATCCTATAATAAAAAATCTTTGGATACTCCTAAATATTTGATGTCTCATTTGAATGAATTGATTGATAATTTTCTAAAAGTACGAAATGATGTTATTATTATTGGCAATCTTGCTTATAATAATTTAATAGAAACTTCAAAAATATATAATATGAAAAAAAAATTAATACCAATTTCAAAAATTTCTGTTTATACAAATAACTATGATAATGTTATTTCTGATTGTATTTCTTTTATTAAGAAAAATTTAGATAAAACTGGAGATTTAACTGTAGATCAATACCATCCATTTCTTGAATTATATGGAAAGTCATCTTCAATTAATATTAATCATCACAATATTATCACTATCTATTCAACTGATATATGTCAGCCATATTATTTAAATAATGGATTAAAATATGCTTCCTATCATCTAACTTTGTTACATTTATATGCAAATCGTTTTAAATCATTCACTTTTAATAAGAAAAATGATATAAGTTTGCTGACATTTATGATAAAAAATTTACAATATGCTAGAGAATACTTTTATAAAAAAAATAAAAAAATTGGTATAGAAAAAACACCATATCAAGAATTACAAATAGAATGTATGGGTAATGAAATTCATACCCCCTTTTATGAAATGGTTCAAAGAACAAAAAAAAACAAATCGTTCCGTTATTTTCCAGATGTTGGAAAAACAAAAACATATGCAGAAATGATGAAAAAAAAAATGATATTTCCTAATTACTCAGGAAATCAAAAAAATAAAGAACCAATTACAATAAAATTAAAAAAAAAATAGATTTAAAGATTTCAAAGTAAATATATAAAATGATGACAAACAAGATTGTTTCTGTATCTTATAGTGACTTATTATCTGATAAGGATTTAACAAATACAATTAAGCAAGCTTATGGACAAAATGGACTTGGAATAATTTTGATAACTGATTATCCAAATTTAGATGATAAAAAAAATAAATTATTAAGATTATCACAGATTTTTGCTAATTTACCTGAAAATATAAAAGAAAAATATGTACATGCCGAAAGTAATTTTTCTTTCGGATGGAGTCATGGTAAAGAAAAAATGAAAGGCGGTGTTCCCGATATTGCTAAAGGTTCTTATTATGCAAATCCTATATATGATTCAATTACTGATGATGATAAACTTAAAAAAGAATATCCTGGAACTTATGGTAATAATATTTGGCCTAAAGATATTTTACCTGAATTTGAATTTGCATTTAAAGAATTGGGTCAAATACAATTGAATATTGGATTATCAGTATGTAATCATCTTGATAAATATTTACAGAAAATTTCTGACAATATTCATAAAGAAAATACATTCTATAATATGATAAAAAAATCTAAAACTTATAAAGGAAGATTATTACATTATTTTCCAAGAGAAAAAAAATATAATTGTCAGCAAGATGCATTATGTGGATGGCATTTAGATCATGGTAGTATTACTGTATTACCATCACCTTTATTTTTAGATTTAAATGGTAATAAAATTAAAAAACCAGATGAATGCGGTCTTTATATAAAATCAAGAAATGGAAATGTTGTAAAAGTTGATATTCCAGAAAATTGCTTTGGCGTTCAACTTGGAGAAATGTTTCAATTATTAAGTGGAGGACATTTAAGAGCAACTCCTCATTGTGTTCGGTCATGTATTAATTCAAAAATTACTCGCGAACAGTTTGCTATGTTTTTAGATTGTTTTCCCGACCAACCTTTAATATTACCTGATTTTTCTTTACTTTATAAAAATGTAGTAAATACCCCTTTTTTACCAGAAGGAGTACCAACATTAGAAAGTAGATTAAAAGATGTAAAAGTATATCGTGATTTTGTTAATAATACAATCAATGCGTATTATAATAGTTAAATAAAAATTTGTTAAATAATAAATATTTTTACTTAAATATTACCAAATATTTAATTAATAATGAGTTTAAATAGTAGTGCACCATTAGGCTGGCCAGTAGTAATTCAGAATGTCACAATACAAGAATTTACATTAGATGGAGTTAAAAATTTATCACAATATCCAAGTTTTTTATTCATGTATATTTTAACAACAATTTTATTTTTAACTATGATAATCTTCTTTTCAATATTGTCATATACAATATGTATGAAAATAAGAAATAAATCAAAAAATGTTTTATTAGAAGATATTTATTTACAAAATGATATAAGACGGCTATAACTATTCCGTTCGAACCCAATTATCGTATATCAACTAACTATTGAAAATTTAGCAGTAGATGATATAAAATTTACATTAGAATCACATCCAATTTGTTGTTTAATTTTTATTTTTATTTACATGAAACCATTTTGTAACCAAAATAGAAATTTTACAACAAATGATGAATATTCCATTGTCATTAGTTGTTTTAACATCTTGTGCTTTTGTATCTACGATAGATAATTTTTTTAAAAAACTCCTGATATGTGAATATACTAAATAAGCTTCTAACATCATAAAACTTAAGTTCCATTTAATTTTTTATTAAATTAAAGTTAAAGATTAAAACACAAAGACATTTATATATTAAAATAAATATGTCGGTCCCCCCAATTATCGTAGATCAACTAACTATTGAAAGTTTAGCATTAGATGATATAAAATTTACATTAGCATCACATCCAATTTGTTGTTTAATTATAAGTTTAACAATTTTTTTATTAATTACAATGAGTGCTCATTTTACAATGCTTACTTATAATTCTTGTAAAAAAAAGGAGAATCAAGGAAATCAAACTAATTTACAACAAAATCAAAGAAATCAAAGATATCAAAGAAATTTAAATGAAAATTTTTCAAGATTATAAGTTACTAATAATTATTAAGATAGATATTGGCAACTTATAATAATTTGAAAAGAACATTGTATCAATAAAATTCTAAATATGTAAATTTAATATTTCTTTCATTTTTATTGATATATAAAGTTGAATAAGAATACGAAAAACAGTTCGAACCTAAAATTAAAATTGATTTTTTAAATATCTATATAATTCACATGATTTTTTAAATATCTATATAATTCACAGAACTATAATGGTTAATGAAATTGAGAAAGTTAATAATATGATTATAAAATATGTCAAAAATAGGTTGTTCTCAAATAAAAAATTTGTTGAATATTCGGTAATTTATGACCAAATAAAGTCTCTTTATTTCAACCAAATTATGAAGGCATATAATATTAGTGCATATGATATTAATAATATTACGAAAAACATTTTAAGTAAATTTCTACAATGGGTAGAACCTCAGGTACAATATTGTAAAGATGGGACATATCTAAAAACAAAGAAAATCATTAATACAAAACATAGATTAGACAAAACTGTTGAAATTATTGAAGAAGTAGATGAAGAAGTAACTGATACTTATGAATTTTGGGAAGTTTACACTCATCCATTTTCTAAATTTTACAATTGTGGAAAAGATATTGAAATTGATGGTATTCAATATAAAACCATTGAACATTATTACCAATCCCAAAAAGTACTTAATACAGAGTTAAAACAAAAAATTATTGACGCATCTACTCATGAGCAAGCACATTTGATGGGACAGTGTGTTGACACTGTTCATAATTGGTTTGAAATTAATAATGAAATTTATTACAAAGGGCAGAAAGCAAAGTTTAATCAATTCCCTGAATTGAAAAAAAAGTTGATGGATACAGAAGATAAAAAAATCTCTTGCCTTGATTCTGATAAATACTGGGGATGTATTGGTAAAAACACTTCTGGAAAACTTTTGGAAAAAATTCGCGATGAATTTCGAACTAATAGTTAATAATATATTATATTTAAATATGGGACTGATTTTTTTCTAAATATAATTTATATAATGAAAACTACTAGAAAACATATAGGCATTTATCAAAATGGTGGAAATAAAGGTAAATTAAAAAAAGGATATAAATATTCAGGAAAAAAACTAAAAAATGGAAAACCACAAATTATTAAAATTAATAAAAGAAAAATTCCCCAATTTGGAGGAAACAAACGTATATACAAAAATGCTGTATTTTCAATATTAAAAAATTATATAGATGAAGAAAAAATATACGAGATTTGGAAAATTCTCAAGTCGATTGAAGAAAACAAAGAAGAAAACAAAGAGCCCCCTAAAGATTTTTTAGATTTAGTTTATCATAAGGTAAAAGAAGGCAACAAAGAAGAAAACAAAGAAGAAAACAAAGAAGAAAACTTCGACGATATAATACCCAATAAATATTGGTTTTTCTTCACTTATTTTTCCGAAGCCATCATCGAGCATAAACTTCTGGATGAAGTTCATCCGAAGATTCGAAAACAAATAGGTATAGATAGTACGGACGATAATTTATGGAAATTACTAACAAAGATACAGAAGAAATTTACCAAAGAAATGGGTATAAAACTAAATAAACGTATAGAACAAGAATCAATAGATTTATTAAAAATGTATATAAAAAACAAACAAATATGGGCAGTTCATGCAAATAATTTACAGGGTGATATGGATGTTTTTAAAACAACATTTAAACAAAATATTTTAAATGGAATCTACTCTTTTGTAAAAGATCCAGCAAAGTTTTTCCATAGTGATAGTGATGTCCCAGTTGGCTTTAATATTGATGGAATTGATAATATACCTGAGAGAGTATTCATACATACACGAATAAATGCATTGGTTACTTCGTTTGGAGGGATAGATATATGGGATTGTAGAAAATACGCATTTATTAAATGTATCACATCTCTTGATGAATTAGGTGAAGGAAAACTCGGGGATATAGGTATAAACCTTTTCACAGTAACTAATACAAACTGGGGAAAAAATTGTTATTTATTTGTTCCTAACAATGAACTCACACAATGGGAATCTACTTTAAAAAAATTTAAAGATTATGGTGGAAAGATTATAGGATATAAATATCCAAAAGAACTTACAAGATTCCGGTTGCCGAAGAAACCAGAGGATGCATATCAATGTGCGAATGAACTTAAAAAACTGACAGAAACCAGCAAAACATATCTAGACCAAAATGGCAAAATTGCTATGAGATTTATATGTGATAAAACAAAGAATATTTGTTCTCTTCGTGCTGCTATAGATACTCAATTAGACACATTGAATGCATTAGTACCAATAATGAAAAAAAATCAGCTAACTGGTTCTTATTGGGAGGTCAACAGTAGTGCAGAAAAATACTGGGATCCAATAAAACACGAAGAGGTTGAATTAGCAAAAATTTTGAAAGACTATTTAAAATTTCGTGGCAAAAGTGATGAAGCTGATGCATCAAGATTAAATATTTTGTTACGAAAATGGAAGAAGGTTACATGTAGAGAACCATTTGTGTCAAAGGAATGTAAAAAAGAAGACTTTATAATAGAACTATTAAAAGTAAAATCGTATCATGAATATTTTAATAAAAAAAATATTATAGACCTTGTTGATAGTGGTGAACTTACCAACTTAATTATAATTCAAAAATTAAAAGATGATATGGAAAATACATATAACCTACAAGGAAAAGAAAAACAGTATGTAGACAGGATTATACAAAAAGCAGAAGTTTGGTACAATCAATTGTTTATTTCCAAAGCATTGAATTTATCTAAATTATACAGTGATAAACATGAAGATGAATATAAAGAACGAGACAGTGTAATATTTTGGGATATTGCCAATAGTGAAG